TCACAAATAAATTCAAATAAATTCAGAATAGTTGTTGACAGGGTGTGCGGGTAGGGTATACAATACAGTAAAGCCTATAGCATAACGCACAATGCGCCGGACCTTAAGGTTGGTGTACACACGGAGAAGCCCGTCAACTCGGGCAAGGCTTTAATATACGGTATTAGCTCAGATGGATAGAGTACCCGCCCACGAAGCGGGTGGTCGTAGGTTCGAATCCTACATACCGTACCATAAACAGTCTTGGAGTGAAGCGCGTGGATAACCACTTGCGAAAGCATGCCACCGTGAGGTTGGTCAACCCTCTGAGGCTGTTTATTTTTGGGGGTACCTTGTGAAAGAATTAACAGGTAAACTTGGCACGTACCTTATGACCGATGACGGTTTCTACTTAGAGAAGCCTGACGGCGTGCATTGGTATTGCAATGACTTAGTTGAAACAGGACAACATATGTTGTATGGTTGCGGCGGGCGTGGTATTGGAAAAACATATAATACGCGTCTTACCGCAATGGACCAATTTATGATACCGGCTGAAGAGTTGTGCAACGCGGACCCAAAGCAAGTTGAGAAAGCACTTGATGCAGGGGAAGTACACCGCTTTGTTTATATGCGACGTCGTGACAAAGAGATTCAGCTTGAAAAGCGGAAGATGTTTTCACGTTATCCATACGATACCCGCAAGAATTGGAAAGTGAACAAGGGAAACATCATCACTTATAAAGGCATGGAAGCAGGGTACATGATAGATTTGGACCATGTTAGAGGCGCAGGTATTGATTTTGCGAATGTGAATACTATCATTAACGATGAGTTTATCTCACACAAGAGCGGGGCAAACGCGTACCTTCCGAAAGAGTATCAGGTATTTCAAGGTGCAGTGGATAGCATTATACGTTATGATAACAATACCCGCGTGTTTGCGATGAGTAACGCCGTTTCAGTTTATAATCCTTATTTCTTAAATGAGGGATATATGCCGACGGGGCAAAAGATGTGGCAAAATCCTGCGCGTCACGTTGCAGTCGAATGGTGTGAAACAAGTAAAGAACTTCTTGCCGCACGAGAAAAGAGTTGGTTTGCAGAATGGACCGCAGGTACAGAATACGGGGACTTTTCGCTCTACAATAAAGCTTTGCGTGATAACGACAACTTTATTAAAACGAAAGGTCGCTATGCGGTGTTGCGTTATATGTGGCGCGTTGATGACCGCCTTTTCGGTATTTGGTATGATAAATACAGCAATGACGTTTTTTTCAGTGAAAACACGGGCAATAAAAACGTAGAATGTTTTGAGATGTCAACAATTGATAAAGAGTACGGTATGCAATCCCGTCGTGCGTTTATGACAAGCTATGCGGGTGGCAATCTTGTTCAGCGTCTTGATAAAGGATATGTGTTTTTTGAGAGTCAACTTGCAAAGCAAGCATTTTTTACAGTTATGAAAGGAAGTTTCTAATGCGTTGCACAATGTTGGACTATGGCGTAACAGAGGCGCATATTTATAATCAGGAAGTAGAGATTCCGTACGTGCACGATTATACAGCAGGTCCTTACACCGTTATACCCTTTTCAAACTTTTTGATATATATGCCATTTAAGGGATACTATCGAGATGAAAATGGATTGACGGTTTTGTACGATGAAACCGACACAAAGCGGATGATTCTATCGGCGGGTAATTCCGTGTATTTGCTTGCATCTAATGTGACAGTAGAAAAAGGCACGCCTTTTATGTTATGTGGATTAAGCGGAAATACATGGTATTCTAAAGTTGCAGAGCTTGGTTTTGTTTATACCTATTACGGTAACGGCTTTACATTTGCATTATGCGATATAGAAGAGAGCGTTATTTTTCCCGACGGTGTGCTAGGCGGTGTGCAGTCGATTCAAGGCACGGCACTTCCTTCCAATTCGCAGGTGTTGATTTATTACCATCGTCTAAGAAGTGTAAGTGACGATATGCCAAAAGCGATGATTCGTGAGCGTGGTACAGGGGCTCTACCTGGCGAATGCAGTGACACATATCTGGATTTCGTGCAATGGTCTACGAGTCAAATAACCAAAAAAGCGGTGATTGACACCGACGCGCCTTTTCAATTTATATTTGCGTGGTATACAGCAAAACCGAACTATCAAAAGATTGTTCATAGCGTTGATGTTCCTATCCATTATAGCAAATATGGCAACCCGTTAATTCCCGACGAATCCCCCGCGAGCGTTCCTATGATGTTTCGTGTTCATCCAAACACAAAGCAAATCACATCACTTACATCGCTTGCCCCCGTATTCGACGAGTTTAGTTTATCGTGGTACACCTCTCAGAATTTATACACAAGCGGGTGGAAGGTTTTGCAATCTACCTTAAACATTGCAGGCCAATGGCAAGCGCGTGGAATGACAGACGGTGGCTTTAGATTTTTCATGACCAATTTTATGTATAGTATTTCCGGTTTTGATAAGCTTGCCGTTTTTGTAGCCCCCGAAATTGCATATATCGAAAAGAGTCCACATCCAGGCAAAGCGAATATATTGCTTTTGGACAAAGCCGCCGGGATTGATGAAATCAAAGAATATGATTTGCAAACAAGTTCCTTTGGTTTGTTATTTGTCCATATAGATACAAACCCTGTTCAATATGTGAAAGTGTGGCACGGCATTACTTGCAGTATTGCGCGTTATATGATGGAAATCGACACCGACAGTGAGCATTATCCGCCTGCCGATTTTTCTGACATTGATGACCGTGGCGGCTTGCAATGGGGCTCTTTTGGAATACTTGAATGGACCCCGAATGACGCGAATTATGATACATCCGGTGAGCCCGATGTTATTCCTATTCTGTTTCTATTGAGCCATATAGGGAAATTCCCGTTAGATTTTTAACAAATGGTATTGACAAATATTTAAGGAAGTGTTATTTTAATTATAAAGTAAATAGATGGAGTCGTTATATGTATCTTATCATCGTTTTGGGTTTCATTGTGTTTGATGTCGTGACGGGCCTTATCAAGGCCGGGTATAATGGCAATTATAATTCTGCCATTATGCGACAGGGTGGTTTCCATAAAAGTATGGAAGTTATGGCGATGGCAGTTGCCTATTTTGTTGAGTATGCTATTGTGTATGTCAACATTGGGGTCAATGTTCCTGCCGTTCCCGCCGTAACGGTGTACATTTGTATTATGGAGCTTATTAGTATTCTTGAAAACATTTGCACAGTAAATCCTCAGATGTGTGCTCTATTCAAGCCCTATCTGGACAAGTTGAAAGGTGGCAACGATGCGTCGAAGTGATGGTGAAGTAGTTCTGGAATGGCCTCTGTTAAACCATATCATCACAGCTGGCTGGACTTACAATGATGGTTCAGCACACAGGGCGCTGGATTTCCGTGCAGGTATTGGCACGCCTGTCTATGCGTCTGAATCCGGTACGGTTGACCAAGTGCAATACTGGAACGGTAAAAGCAAAACCGGCATGCAGAGTTATGGCAACATGGTGCGAATCCGTCACAGCCCCTACAAGGGCAAAAATCTTCAAACGCGTTATGCGCATTTGAAAACAATCCTCGTAAAGAATGGGCAGACGGTCAGCGAAGGGGACCTGATTGGCTATTCCGGGGAAACGGGCAACTGTTACGGGTCTCATTTACATTATGAGGTACTTTATAACGGCACCCGTGTTAATCCTCTAAGTTGGCTTGATAAAAATTTCACAACTGCCAATGCAAGCGTGGCAAAACACCTTGGGTCTTATCAGAGTGTGGAACGTGAGAAAGAGAGTGCCCCTTCTAGCGGCGATTATATTAAGATTCACGCAACTGGCTCCGATATGGCAAAGCTGTTGGAGTTGTGCAATTCTCTCAAGTTGACATATACACGCTCCGAAAGTTGAGGTGATTGAATGACGCGTGAAGAGGTTGTTGAGCGAGTCTCTACCGCATTGAATTCGTTGGATGAATACCTTGCGACCCTGGACGGTGAAGCATTGACTTCCGCCGGTGATGTTGTGGCAAGCGTTCGCGATAATCTTAAAGACATCGCGGATTCCGTACCTGACATTGAGTATGTTGCAAAAAGCGACTATGACAAAGTGAAAGAAGCTTACCGCGCTATGATTGCAGGCCGCGACCCGCCCGAAGTTCCCGATGACGTAACAGAGACCGTTGAGACCAAAGAAGAGACAACCGAAGAGACCGACCCGAAAGAGTTGGAAGACCTTATTTATGATTCTTAAAGAGGTGATTTATATTGGCAAGTAAAGCAACCCCCGAAGTTCAGGGCTTGGCACGTGCGCAGGCCGCGTATAATGCGATGTCTGCAAATGTTCAGGCGCTGATTCCCGAACCGAATGCCGATAACGCCGCCGAATTTTTCGGCGCTATCCGCAAGTATGACCCGAAGTTCAACGAGTTTGGCCCCGCCCTTATCAATGCGGTTATTACCGGGAGCGTGAAGGCGTCAGAAGCAAAGAACCCGCTGTCCAACGTTTACAAGGAAATGCGAGAATACGGCTACACGGTCGAAGAGATTTTCGCAGATAAACTGCGCGTGGTGGACTGGACCGCGTGCGATGCTTCAACGTATGACGATGTGTTCGGCGTTGAGCCGCCCCGTATTTACACGAACTTTCATTCCATCAACTTCCAGAAGCGTGCAAAGGCATCTATCTCGAATGTGCTCTTGAAGCGTGCGAGTAACACCTACGCGGGCTTTAACGACATCGTAAACACCATCCAGCGCACCCTCGTCACTTCTATGATTGATAAGGAAACGGACACTTGTACTCAGCTGTTTGCGCTGTCTCACGATGGCGGTTATGTTTACCCGGTCAAAATCAACAGCAACATTACTATGCCGCAGGATTCCGGTAAAGTTTATCTGGACGAAGCTGCTTTGAAGTATAATGTGGCAAAGGAAAAGGAAATCGTTCATAAGTTTGCCGTCGGTGCTTCTCGTGACTATAACTGGATGGGCGTTTCTCAGCTTACCGATATTAACCGCGTGCTTTTTATCACGACCCCCGAATACCTGTCTTCTCAGGATGTTGGCGTACTTGCCGCCGCGTTCAATATGGATAAGACCGAATTTTTGGGCCGTACAATCGAGGTAAAAGACCTCGGTGGCGCAGAGAAAGACGGCGCTATCGGCTTTATCGTGTCTGAAGACTGGTTCCAGATTTGGTTGCAGTCCCGTGAGATGACGCAGATTTACGACCCCGCACATCGCGTGTGGAATTTCTGGTATTTTACCGACGGCACCTTCTCTACTTCTCTGATGGAGAATTGTGTGGAGCTGGTGGATTCTATGAAGTCTATCACTTCCGTGACCATTACCGCAGAGCAGAAAGCCGCAAAGTGCGCAAGTACCGAAATTGTGGCAAAGGTTGTACACGGCGGTGAAAAAGGTGGCTGGTCTTCCAAGGTGAATTGGAGCATTACGGGCAACAATTCAAAGAAAACCTTTATCAGCCCGTCCGGCATTCTCTATGTCGCAAATGACGAAACCGCAAGCACTATTTCCGTCACGGCTACGAGCGCACAGGACCCGTCCAAAACGGATACCAAAGATGTGACCGTTACCGCTTCTTAAACATCGGCGGGGGCAACCGCCCCCGCTTTATTTTTTGGAGTGAAGATATGCCTTTAATTAAACCGATGACCGACGTACATTTTCTGTCAAATGCTCCGGTCGATTATCAGATGAATAATGTTCTATGGCTGGCAAGTGAGCACGAAGAAGCTACTTTTTTCCTGTCTAAAACAAAGTTCAGTTTTGACAACTGCCGCGCTGTTAATAATGACGGGGACCCGTGGGAAATTACCGTGCCCCTTACAGATGGTTCAACTCTTGATGATTACTACAATTGCAATTATCTTATGTGGCGCAACCCTCAGTTTTCGAACAAGTGGTTTTATGCCTATATCGGCACCCCGCGTCCCGCGTCTGCTGGAAGTGTCACCGTACCTTTTCAGGTCGATTATTGGCAAACGTGGCATTGGTCTTGCGAATTCCCTGCAACAATGGTACGCCGTGAGACGGTGAAAGACGATACGATTGGCGCGAACCTCATTGAAGAGAATGTCGAAACTGGAGAATTTGTCATCTCCCCTGCTGATATTGGCACTGCCGCATATACGGGCATTGGCACCGATATTATTGAGGAAAGTGGGTGGAATACGACGCCGTGTGTGCTTATTGCGTACACGTACAAACCGTCCGAAACCACGGCGGAAACTGACCCTGGCACATACATCATCAATGCAATAAAGGACGCCGCCGGAAGTTTCACTTATAATCTTAAAAACATTGCCCCTTCTTTTGCAGGTGGACGTTTCCAGCAGGGCATTTATCAAGCTTGTGATTTCATCGCATTTGAGGTGGACACGACCGACCAAGATAAAATAGATACCGCAATCCAGGCTATCAATCTCTATTTGCAAAAACTTGTCGATGGTGTGATGATTCAGAGCGTGCAGGTTCTACGAATGATTCCTAAATTCATGGCCCCCGCAAGCGGGGTCCAACCTATTAACTCTGCTCATCCTCGCGTGAACAACATCAAAGGCAAAGCAAGCCCGACAACGTTTGGCTCGTATACTCCTAACAATAATAAACTCTACACTCAGCAGTTTAATTATTTGGTAATTGACAACGGTTCGGGTTCTCAGATGGAAATGGGGTATGAGTATTTTAATGGAGATGCTTCTCAAAGTATTCCGGCACACACCCCCACGTTTCGTCTATATTCGCAACTGTCTAATTCCCCCGCCTGTCGCCTTATTCCGTATAGTTACAAAGCCCCCACGGCTCGTGAAAACCCGCTTTATTCATTGGAATTGAACACCTATCCGTTATGCAGTTACAGCTATAACGAAATGCGTGCGGATTATTTTGCAAATCAAAACAGCTATGCGGTACAAGGCATTCGCAATACCGCAAACCTTGCAACGGGTTTGGTTGGTGGAGTTACTTCTACCGTAACAGGCGCATTATCCGGCGGTATGGCAGGTGCGGTATCCGGCATTGCGCAGATTGCCAACACGGCTCTTGACGCCGCCGACACGATTGCCAAGCAAAAAGACCGTGCACGCATTCCGAATGAAGTAGTTGGCCTGTCTGATAGCAATATTCAATTTGCAATCGGGCGTATGTCCTTTATCGAATACCGTATGCAGGTGCAGTCGTATTACGCCAAAATCATTGACAATTATTTCACTGCTTATGGCTATGCAATCAACGACATTAAAAAGCCCGAACTGAATACACGCACGCGCTTTAATTTCATCTGGACACAAGGCGCAAATGTCCTCGGTGACCTGCCCACAGAGGCAAAGAATGTCATCAATCAGCAGATGGACGCCGGGCTCCGAATTTGGCACGACCCTGCCGCATGGATGGATTACAGTGTAAAAAATACCATTAAGGGTGATTAAGTGAAAAAAGCAAATTATTACCGCAAAGCGCAATCCGATATGGAAGACACTTGCATTTATTACGTAAATCGTGCGCTTGAAATTTTCCTGAACCGTGTTACGTATGAATGTGAAGACCCCAACGCCCTCAAATATTTTGACCCGTCGTATGCCGAACGCTGCATTTTTTATGAAGGCCGCGATACGGTTTGGTTTGATGAAATCCTCGGCTCTTACCGTTGCGGCAACGTTTTGCCGGGTGGAACGTTCGACATCTATGGCAACCCGACTGAATGGTCTAGTTGTCCGGCAAATGGCATGGGCCTTACCTATCTTAAAGACACGAATGCTGTTATTATATACGACACTGTGTGCCAAAGTTCTCCGGGTGCAACGGCGACACCAATTGTACCCTATCTTATGGTGTTGCACATTGTGCAGGATATGGCGCAGTTGCATATGGCGCGTAATGTCAACGTGAGCTCTCTTTCTTGTCCTATCATTATTTCTGGCACAGAGGCACAGCAGCTTTCTTTGCAAAATCGTATCAAAGAAATTAGTGTTGGCACCCCTTATATTTTCGTGGCAGTAGATAGCAACACGGGCAATGAAATCAAGGCATTGAACACCGAATGTATCAATAACATTTCGGCGTTTTCAAATGAACTTGATAAAGAATGGTCTGAACTCTTAACCTATCTAGGCACAAACAATGTCAATGTTGTCAAGGCCGAACGCGTCACCGACGATGAAGTCAACGCGAATAACGAACAAATCACAATGAAAGCAAAAGCGGTCATTAAAGCACGCCAAGACGGTTTCGATAAACTTGCCGCGATGGGATACCCGAAAGTAACGGTAAAATGGCTTGGCGGGTCTACCGAAAACATTGCGGACGTATTTGATGACAACGGACTTCCGTTAGATGAAGAAGATGAAAAGACCGAACCGAATGTTTCGGACGGCGGAAAGGGTGGAAGCGATGGCAGTGGCAACAGTGCGTCTATGTGACTTGATTGCATCCGGGTATCCTTTTACTGAAAAGGCATTGAGTAAATACCCGGCTCCCTCTGACAGTGTGCGAGAAGAAATCAACAGCGCAATTCTTCAATATTACTGGACCCGTGAAATCGGTTTTCAGACACCCGACGAAATGGCCCAAAAAATGGATTTTGCAATGCGTGCCATCATGCCTTATTATAATGCACGCCGCGCTATTGACGCTCTGGACATTGGCGCAAATCCGTTGCAGAGCTATGAGGAAACTCTTGAAACCGTTATGGAAGGTACACGCGAGAGTACGGGAACAACTCAGGGCAATAACAGTGATTCCCGTACTACAACCGACGAACGTACTGGCCAAGACAAACGCGATGATACTACCAGCACAGAAAGTAGCGGGTCCACTAGCGACACAAACGGGGAACACGGATACGATAAACATTACAATTTCCCTGTTTCTGGTGGTTCCGGTGATGGTACAGGCGATACCGGTGGTATGGACGATAATTATGCCTCAGAGGGTAACAGCAACCGTCGCAACAGTACGAGTGAAGGCTCTCATAGCGATACAGGTACTACAACCGTTGCGGCGACTGCAACACGAACCGATACCGGCAAAACCGTAGCGAGTGGAAGTGGCGAACATACTGAAACCCGCAAGGAAACAGGCAAAGATGGTAGTACTACAAACACTACCCGCAAGGGAACAACGGAAGCAAAATTCCGCCTGCTTGCCGCTTACCGTGAAGTGATTGAAAACATTAACATGATGATTGTAAAGGACCCTGCAATTGCGCAGCTCTTTTATAGTAACTACTCTTAAAGAAGGTGATACAATGGATGTGAACGTTGAGCCTTGTAAGGTCCCTTGCCCCGTCATCCCGCCTATTCCTTACCCGCCTCACGATACACCCGGTACAGGCCCGTTATACAAATCCACCGATGAAAATTTCAAAGAATGGAGTGATTCCTATGCTTCCTCTTCCGTTCCTTCCGTATGAAGGCGGACCGACTATTATTGAGCGGTTAAATCAGATTTGTCAAAAATTTAACGAACTCTTGACGGCGGTAAAGAACGTCCGCGAACTCCCGCCCGGTGGCACTCACGGGCAGGTTGCAACGCCGAAAGAAGACGGCTCCGGTTACGAGTGGGTGAATCAGAGCGGTGGTGGCGGTGGTTCGGATGATTTGTGGTATCCGACCGTCACAACCGCCGGGATTATCTCATGGGCAAAGTCAAGCACCACTACACCCCCGACCTCTCGTAACATCAAAGGACCGAAAGGCGATGGTGGTACGCCCGGTAAAGATGGGGTGAGCCCAACTGCAAACGTTGTCCAGACCGAAACGGGTGCAACTATTACCGTCACAGATGCAAACGGTACAACTACGGCAAAACTTAAGAACGGAACACCTGGTGCAGACGGTGCGCGCGGTACGCCCGGTAAAGATGGGGTGAGCCCAACTGCAAACGTTGTCCAGACCGAAACGGGTGCAACTATTACCGTCACAGATGCAAACGGTACAACTACGGCAAAACTTAAGAACGGAACACCTGGTGCAGACGGTGCGCGCGGTGCGCCCGGTAAAGATGGGGTGAGCCCAACTGCAAACGTTGTCCAGACCGAAACGGGTGCAACTATTACCGTCACAGATGCAAACGGTACAACTACGGCAAAACTTAAGAACGGAACACCTGGTGCAGACGGTGCGCGCGGTGCGCCCGGAACACCTGGTAAAGATGGTATTACGCCTACCTTTGAGGTTGGCACTGTTACAAAGCTCAGCCCTGACGCAGAGCCCACGGTCACTCTTGAAGATGTCGGTGGCGGTCTATATATGATTGACTACGGCATCCCGCAAGGACAACCCGGCACGCCCGGTGCGGGCTCTGGTGACGTTGTAGCCGCAGGAAACAACGTATTTACAGGCACTAACCATTTTGAAGGCTTAACGGTTCTTGGTGAGACTCACGCAGAAACCCCGACCAATAACGACGATGTCACAAACAAGCTCTATGTTGACACGCTTGCAGGTACTACCAAAACCAGCGCCGTCACGGAAGCAGACGAACACACGGACAACAAAATCAGTGCGCTCCGAACGCTTCCCGCAGGTGGTACAAGCGGGCAGGTCCCTGCTATTGCAAGCGATGGCGAGTCTGTTGAATGGAAGACGCCGTCCGGTGGTGGCGGTGGCGGCGTTGAATGGGTGGAAATAACGCTCCCACCTTCGGAAGAATATCGCCTCAACTCCGATAATCTTAAAGTGTGGTACGATAAAAACGACCATCAACATTTGAAATTTGAGGGGTATATTTGGGCGCCCTCAGGAAGTGCTGATGTTCTGTCTATTCCAACGCCTGATGATTTCTCCCCTGTCATGTCTGATATGTGGGCGCCTTTACTCTCACTAGCAGGAACAGAAACTTCTACTTTGACTACTATTTCCTTGTACGTGCAGTATAGAGTACCACATCGTTTGCGTATTTTCCCTACTGGCGTTCGTAATACTCATTGGCTGAGTAGCTATCGCTACGCCGTTGGTTCTGAAATCTATCTAAACCCGTTTCAATAGAGTACGTAGCAAAAGCGATGAAGTCAATGATGAAATCGACATCCATACCGGTGATGGCGCAGAAACGCAACACAGTGAATAATACTAAATGTTCCACGTGGAACATTAAGAAAAGCCCCTCTCGTTTGAGAGGGGCTTTTCTTTAATCAGGTAAATGCGGAAGAGCTTCTATATCATTCACCAACCAAATCCCAAAAGTACGCGGACGTTTCAGCAAACGGGATGAACTTTACGTATCCGTCGGAAGTATCAAGCGTACCGCCCAAAGTGCCAAGGGCTTTGAAGAATTTTTCAAGATAGACGGTGTTCAACGCAAGGCTTCCATCCTGCTCAAAGGACTCAACCGGCCAACCGTTCATCACAATCTTACGCAGCTTCTTCTTGCATTCGCTCAGCCGGTCATCGCTGTAAAAGTCGATGGTTTCGGTAGATTCATCGTCAACCCGGCAAGTGAGAGAAATCACGCAATCGTGCTTATATTCAGGCTCAAGGATGATGTCATCACTGAACATAAAGGGAAGCAACCACGTGAGCGCGTCGTTGATTATATGCTCACATTCAAACACTGGCAAAGGTTCAGCATTGAAAGCCTCATCGGGTATAGACACATCGGCGGGCACCGTGATGGGTTTGAAATCAACGGGACCCGGGATAGTAGAGGTTGCAGGTTTCCAAAAATTCTTTTTCATAACAATAGCTCCTTTTTATTTGCTTGAAACGTTCACGTTTCATTGTCTATATTGTACCGCCTTTGTTAGGCGTTGTCAATGGATTTGGACTTGTTAAATAAAAAACTTACAGCGTTTACTAGGCTTGTCGTTTTCTGAACCACTGATAATGACTGTACCATTTAAAGAGGCAAGCACATTGTACTTAGAGGCAAGCTCGTTGTACTTAGAGGCAAGCTCGTTGTACTTAGAGGCAAGGTCCCCGCACTCGCCATCATCGGACTTATCGTCGGAAGTGAGTACATCTCGCTGAATCCACCCATAAACAAAATTGCATCCGTCCTGAGCGTTTGTTTCGATACTGTTTGACCTGAATTTGTACTTCCCTTGTAACTCTGAATCAAGTTTCTTTACAAAAGCCTGTTAGGAACGCAAAAGAACGGTGCGCCCATAATGCGTTCAAATCCACTGGCGGGAGTCCCGTGCATTCAAACCTTCTACATACAATTGACTTTCATAATCGTTCTCCTTTACAAATTCACATGAAAAATTTTCTTAAATAAATCTTTGTCAATAGGTTTCGCGTTGTTGAATGCATCAATGTCGGATTGACTGACTGTCTTGCTTTGACGCGGTTGCTGCTTCTCAGGCTTCACGTGGAAAGTTTGAAATGTTTCAATTGCCCCGCAATTGCGGCGGCAAGATAACCATACCATGAACGGTGGCCCTCAGGGTCTTTGTGCCAAGCCTCAACCATTCGCTGAATCTGTCGAACCGTGGACATTCCGCCCCGTGCTTGTCCGCTTGCATTCAACTCTTGAACCGTCTCAACAATTTGGTCACTCACGAGCCATGGATGCGTGAGCAAACCATAAATGGAAACCCAATAGCCAAGTACAATCTTGTCTTTTTTCGTTAGCGGAGTCGCCATGCTGGAAAAGAAATCCGCACCCGATTCGCCCCGGTCCGTGAATGCTTTATCAACACTGTCGATGTACTCACGGCGTCCGCGTGCTGTTGTCATCGGACTGTGTACGAATTGCACGAAATCGTTTACAATCTCTTTCAGGTTTGCAGACGGTGGAAGGTCTTCCGGCATAACGGGAAACGAATCACCCGGAATGCCTTGATAGATAAGACTTTCATACATCATTTTCAAAACACCGACCGCTTCTTGATACCCGCCAAGGTCACCAAGCCCTTCTCGCTCCATCTCACGCATGCGTGAATTTACCTTGCGTACAAGTGAAATGTACTTCTTTTCAAGCGCTGTGCGCTTCCGTACTTCACTCTTTACACTTCCCTGAATAGGTCCATAAAAGACGGTAATATCCTTATACTTATTCGCAATGGATAAAACCTTGTCAACATTCATGCCATGCAAGTACGAGAGTTTTTCAGGAAGACGGTTCTTCCCAATAGCCGCAAGTTCTTGCTGAAAGTGCTTGCCGTCTGTATTGACAGTGCCAAGGCGCAACGCTTGAACGAGCCGTTGATTGATACGCTTTGCAAGAAGCGTGTATTCTGTATCTGTCATAATGCTTACTCCTTTTCCTTGTACCATTATTATACAGCATATCGAACATAATGTAAATAATAGTTATTTTTTTAACAACCTCAGTATTCAGCGCAAAGAGCCTGCGCACTCTTGATGCGGTTGTCGTATTCGTCCGTCATACCAAGGTTATAAGTGGTAGGTTGAAGAGCCGTCGCGTGCTTTTGATTGATGGTCTCAGTGTTGCCAAGGTAATCGGTTAGAGTGATTTTCGGTTGGTCATCAAGATAATACCGAATCATGCGACCGCTTGTATGGTATCCCCAAGACGTACCTTTCCGCTTCCCCCCTGCACATTCAGGCTCTAAACGAAACTCTTCAATGCGTTCGATGGCATCAAACTTGTTCGCGATGCCCTCTTTTGCTTCCCGCTTTTTATTCCACACGGCCTTGTTCTTGTTTACACCGGATACCGTGATTTCAAGTTCGCCATCTTTTTCAACAGCGTACTTTTTAGCACCGTAGGTTATAAACTTGTCATAGCGACCTTCATAATCAAATTCACCAAGGTGTGCAAATTTAGAAGGGTCGATTTTATGAGCCTTGCACGCGTTGGCAATTTTCACGGCAACCTCTGCATTGTAATCCTTGACGTATTCCCGCGCCTCATCCGCGTAATCTTCCGCAATCTTCATGCTATCGGTATCATCATAAATAATACCCTCATCAAGCGCAATAATGGCACGCCATAAATTACGCCGTGCATATGCAGATACCCAAACACCCCATGCAAAATTAAGCAACGGGTGACTGTTCACTTCATTTAACTTCTTTTGCATATCAAAACGCTGTTTATTGTACCATTCGTCCTCAGTCATATCTTCATACGGCTCATACGGCACCCAACCGCTATGGTCGCCGCCGTAATAATTATAGTCATACTCAACAGGGTCTGTCACATATTTCGTAACTGCCATGCCATAACAACCGTTGATACATTGTTTCACATATTGACGGGATGCCTGCAACACTGCAAGCCGTTCGGTTTCTTGCGCAGATAGAATGCCTTTTGCTTTCAGCGCTTTAATTTCAGCGCCAAGCTTTTCCTTTTGCTCAAACAAACGTGCCAACAAATTGATGAGCTCTTTTGGAAGATATGCCTTGCGTGCGCGTTTCAGCCCCAAAACTTCAACATCTTCCATTTTATATGCTTCTTGTATGGTCAACCAATCCTGTTCTGTTATCCATACTTCACACATATCAACTTTGTACACGCGCCCGTTGTCTTTTTCAACAACTGCACTCTGCAAATCAAAGTCTACACATTTGCTCACGCTTAAATAGGTGTTCTGCAACTTGCTCTTCACACCCCAAAGACGCAAATGCATTATATACGCGTAGTTGTCAACGTCAAGATGGTAGATGTCATCTTCAACTTCATAGAACCGGGATACCGGATACTTTTCCATGACCATGACAGCAGGATAAGAACTCTTGAAGTCGTAACTGTCAACATTGAACATCATAACCCCGGCGTAATGCGCATTCGCATGAGTATATCCACCTTGATAACAAAGCACTAACTCTCTATAATCATCAATGCTTGTTTCACACATACGAGATATACGATGATACCAATCATTCATCGCACACCAAGGATTTTGGGGCTTGCTTGCTATAATCTCTTCTTTAAGCTCGCGGCGTACTTCACTTGTTTGCGTAAGAGGGATATCCCACACCGTGCCGTACTGTTTTGCTTTCATCACAATATAATCGGCCAATACAAGGCAGTCGTATTCACAGTACCCCAATTCCATGCTATTCAAAGGCGTACACGGCAAACGCTCAACATTATAATCAAGGTCACCAACTTTTTTGGCATGCGGCAAGTTGAACTTGCTTCCTACCATTTCAAGTGACATCATATTCAAGACATATGCATCGCGAAACTCAACGCTAAACTCATGGCTAATAGCAAACATAGGTTTACGCGGCTCACGTGCAAAGACTTCATCAAAATTTATTACATTGATGCAATACTGCCAATCATACGGAAAGTTTTGCACGTATACCCGCCATTGCGTGGTTTCGCCAAGCACCTTGTGTATAATGCCTAAAAACACTTTGAGTTCGTCAAGCTGTCTGCCATAATAAACTTCATCAAGAACTTGCATCATCCAAATATAGCAGACACCATACTTTTTGCAACGCTTGTAATAGTCAACGGGCTTGTTATAGTCAAACGCCGTCGCAATCTTTGCATGGTTGCCGTTCTCATCGCAATAAAGATAATACGTGGATGCCTCTGTATCAAACGTGAAAACATTGTTACAACGCTTGATGACTTCTTTATGCTTGCCGCGTTTGATTTCTTGTATATCAAAACAATCAGCGGTTTTGTCGAATTCTGTATAATGCTTCATGTGTAACACTCCTTTATCCTTGTGTTTATAATTATATCCTACCCGCACACCCTGTCAACAACTATTCTGAATTTATTTGAATTTATTTGTGA